CAAAAATATCACCAATGCAAGCTATTCAAGGAATTAGATCTGCTAGTGGTTTATTAGGTGGTGGTCAGCAACAACAAGCACAAGCCTATCCACAAATGCAGATGGGCGGTAGAACACAAATGCCTCAAGGCTCAGTTGATTACACAGGTTTATACAACTTATTAGCTTTACAAAAACCAAGAAATCCAAATTCTTTACTAGGATAAAACATGGCAATTGATCTATCAACTCTATTTGGTCAGCAACCAGACTATTCTGCTTTTATTAGTCCAGAAGAAACGCAACGGATGCGGTCTAACGCATCTCAAAACGCATTATTAAACTCTGCTATTGCTTTACTAGCTCAGTCAGGTACACAGCGTTATCCTGTAAGCACAGGACAGGCTCTAGCCGGTGCATTAGGCGCAGGCATGGAAGGCTACAACCAATCGTTTGACAGAACGCTAAAGCAGATGGTTACTGGTATGCAGTTAGAGGAGTTTAAGCGTAAGAAGCAAGCACAAGAACAATATCAAAAGGTTCTAAAAAGCGCAGAAACTCCACAAGCCATTCCAATGGCTACAGGTCAAGGATCGCAATTAGAGATGCTTTCTCGCCCTGAGTTTGGTGGAGATATGGCTGTACCTGAAACTATTGCAGCATTACGAGGTAACTTACCAACTGCTATAGATCCAGTAAAAGCTAATGCAGCAGCATTGCAATTCTTAGCCCAAACAGATCCTGCCAAGTATGCAGAATTGACTGCAAAACAAGATAATTTGCCTGCCGATATTAAATCTGCAATGGCTTTTATGCAGTTAACTCCAGAGCAAAAAGCAGCATATGAAAAGATTAAAACAATGTCTGCACCTAAAACTATTGTTGACATGACAGGTGGACAAAAAGGGTTTGAAAATGAAATGACCCTCAAGAAAACATTTGCAGCAGAACCTGTATATAAAGCATACAGCGAAATGCAATCTGCTTATGGTCAGATTACAGACTCATTAAAGCAAGCAAGTCCAGCAGGTGATTTAGCAGCAGCAACTAAATTTATGAAATTGCTTGATCCTGGCTCAGTAGTTCGTGAGTCTGAATTGGGAATGGCAATGGCTGCATCTGGTGCATTAGATAGGGCTACAAACTACGCACAAATGCGTATAAAAGGAACTAAACTTACAGCAGATCAGCGTAAAGACTTCCAACAATTATCAGACCAATTGTTTGGTACAGCTACTAATGCTTACAATCAAAAGCGTGGAGAGTTTGAACAAATGGGAAACGCCTATGGAATTGATGCAAATCGAGCATTAGGCGCACCAGCAAAATTACCAAGTAAGAATATTAAGGTTAATTACTAATATGCCATATTCCATTACTACAGAAGATGGAATTACGATTGACAATATTCCTGATAATGTTGATCCTAATTCAAATGAACTTAAAGCTAGGGTAGCCCAAATCAGAGCATCTGGTGGCGAAGAAAAGCCTAAAGAGAAAAAAGCATCTACAACTTTTGGACAAGACCTTACTAGACAATTAGGTCTTACTGCTAGGGCTGGTGTTACAGGCGCAGCAGGACTTCCTATATTAGCTGGAGATGCGTTAAATACGCTTATTAACCTTATTACAGGTGGTGTAGGAAAAGTAACAGGTACAGAGATTCCTAGATTGCAAATGCCTAGCCAAGTTTTACAAAGAGGCATGACACAAGCCGGATTGCCAGAAGCAGAAACTAGAGGTGAGAAAGTAATTCAAGATATTACATCTGCTGTATCGGGTGTCGCTGCTCCTGCTGCATTAGTTCAGAGAGCATACCAAGCCGGTAAAACAGCCTTAACACAGCCATCTGCTGTACAAAAGTTCTTTACTGAGAACTTACCTTTACAAACATCTGCTGCGGTAGGTGGTGCTGGTGCATCGGCTGCTGGTCGTGAATATGCAGATGTTGGCGCAGGCGGTCAATTAGGATTGGCAATGTTAGGAGGCATGGTAGCTCCTGGCACAGCAACAACAGCCATTCCAGCAGCAGGCAGAGCAGTTAGAGAGACAGTTCGCCCATTTACACAGGCAGGCAGAGAAGTAATTACTGGTAATGTCTTACGACAGTTAGCTAATAAACCAGAAACTGCTGTTACTCGTATGCAAGAGTTTCAACCACAAGTACCTGGCTACACACCAACTACAGCACAAGCAAGCAGAGATGTAGGTTTAATATCAGCAGAAACACCTATTCGTGCATTAGATTTTACAGGTAAGTTTGCTACACAAGCATCTGAGGCTAACAAAGCAAGAATGGCTATTATTGATAGACTTGCTAAAGACCAAGATGCTATTAATGTTGCTATTTCTAATAGAGAAGCTGCTACTGCACCAATGCGTGAGTCTGCGTTTGCTGCATCGACACAAACACCACAACAAATACAGTCGGCTATCTCATTAGTAGTTAATAAACAGATTGATGATATTTTGGCTTCTGATGCTGGTAAGCGATCTACAGTTATCAATGCTATGAACTTTGCCAAAAACTCTGTAAACAGAGCAGATACAGTTGGATCTCTTTATGAGGTTCGCAAAGATCTACGAGCAGCAGCACAAGGACTTTTGGATAAAGAAGGTTCTGCATACAGCCAAGCAAAAGGACAGTTAGAAAAAGTAATTCGTTCTGTAGATGATGTAATTGATTCATCTGCGCCTGGATATAAAGACTATCTAAGAGTCTATTCTCAGAGAACCAAAAACATTGAGAAAGTAGAAGCAGCACAAGGCTTTAGAGCAAAGGTTCTTTCTACAATCCCTGATCCTATTAATGTAGGTCAGTTTATGATTTCTCAACCTAATTTTGTTAGGGCTGTTCGAGCAGCAGCAAAAGAGACAGATATGTCTCAGATGCAAGTAAAGATCCTAGAACGAGTTGGTAGAGACTTAGATTCTGGTGTTCTTAACAGATCAGGCAGAGTGCCAGGATCGGACACATTTAAGAATCTTTCTACAGCTAATGTTATCGGTGGAATCATCGGAAAACAGATGTTCGGAGAAGTACCGGCAGCAGCAAATAAGGTGGTAGCACCTCTCAATTGGCTCTACAATGGTACAGATGACCAAATAAGAGAATTACTTGTTGATGCCATGTTAGATCCCAAGTTAGCAGCAAGATTGATGTCTAAAGCATCTACAACAAACATAGAACCATTAAGCAAAGAATTACAAAGGAAGGCACTAAACATAGGTTATGGTGCTGCATTTGGAATAACAGAGTAATTAAGGAAAATCATGGCATATACAAAATACTCACTAACCCCTGCTAATAACAATTCTGCACCTCCAGATGGCGCACCAGAGGGGATGTTACCTTCTGCGGTAAACGATACCATGCGAGATATGATGGCGCAGATCCGAGACTGCGGAGATGGTATTCGTGATGGCACATATACCATGACTGCACCTAAGATAACAGGTGGAACGATTACTGGTGTTACTTATACATCTATCGTTATTACAGGTGGCTCTATCACAGGCATTACCGATCTAGCAGTAGCAGATGGTGGTACAGGTGCATCTACATTAACAGGCATTATCAAAGGTTCTGGCACATCTGCTCTAACCACAGCTACAGCAGGCACAGACTACGCAGGTATCGACACAGCACAAACCTTTACAAAAGGTCAGCGTGGCGAGATAACCACCCTAACCGATGGTTCTACTGTTACTCCTGACATGGCTGATTCTAACAACTTTACCCTTACGCTTGGTGGCAATCGCACACTAGCTAATCCTAGCAACCTAACTGCTGGTCAGTCTGGTTCTATTTTCCTAGTGCAAGATGGTACAGGTTCTAGGACTCTAGCGTATGGCTCACAGTACGACTTTATCGGTGGCACAGCACCTACACTCAGTACAAGTCCGAACGCAATTGATCGTATAGATTATATTGTTAGAACAACAGGATCAATTCATTGCGTATTTACAGCCAATTATTCATAATGGTAAAACCAGTAGATATTCTTGGAAATAAATATGGCAGATTAACTGTCTTAGCCAGAGATGGTATTAACCATGTTGGTAAGGCTTTATGGCTTTGCCAATGTGATTGTGGAAATAAAAAGATAGTAGTTGGATATGATTTAAGAAGTGGTCATACTAAATCTTGTGGATGCCTTAATAAAGAACATTTTGGTAATTTAAATAAAAAACATGGTAAATCATGGACTCCAGAATGGAAAATATGGGTTGCTATGAAAAGAAGATGTTATGACCAATCTCAACAGTTTTATAATATGTATGGCGGTAGAGGAATAATAGTTTGTAAAAAATGGCATGATTTCAATAATTTCTACAATGATATGGGCAAAAGACCTGATGGTATGAGTCTAGAAAGAATTGATGTTAATGGGAATTATGAGCCATCAAACTGTAAATGGGCAACTGCAAAAGAACAAGCTAGAAATACTACTAGGAACTTTATGGTAACTGCAAACAACAAAACCCAAGCATTATCAGCGTGGGCTGAAGAACTTGGAGTAAATTACTACACAGTCAGATCAAGAATCTACAAGTTAAAATGGAATCCTATTGAGGCTTTGTTTGGAAAGGCTGCATAATGAGCATTATTAACTCTCAACCACTTATCGGTGCATCTGGTCAAGGTGGCGGTTATAACCTAACCAACTCCCTACGCTTTCGGTCTAGTGCTACTGCTTATCTAAGTAGAACTCCAGCTAGTGCTGGTAATCGTCAGACATGGACATATTCTGCATGGGTTAAAAGAGGTGCTGTAAATGCTGAAGCTACATTGCTATCAGGCGGAGCAACAACTGGAAGACTTGCTGTATTTTTTGATTCTACTGGGAAGTTAGTTTCCGATGTTGGTGGAACTGGAACTTTTGATGAATCTACTGCCGTTTATAGAGATCCTTCTGCTTGGTATCACTTTGTATGGCAATTTGACACTACACAAGCAACTGCCGCTAATCGCAGTCGTATGTATATCAATGGAGTTCAGGTAAGTCTTACAAATACTAGAACTTTTAGCCAAAATACTAACTATGAAATAAATAATTCAAGCCTACAAACTGTTGGTACGCTTTCAAACTCTTTGGGTGGATACAATCTTGACGGCTATTTAGCAGAAGTAAACTTCATTGATGGTCAAGCCCTAACCCCATCCTCATTCGGTGAAACATCCTCAACCACAGGTGTATGGATTCCTAAGAAATACACAGGAACATACGGCACTAATGGATTCTATTTACCATTTACTAATACTGCAAGCACAAGCACACTAGGTAACGACTTCTCAGGCAATAGTAATACTTGGACAGTAAATAACATTAGCCTAACTGCTGGCTCTACTTATGACAGCATGACAGATGTGCCTACTCTGACAAGTGCTACTGCTGGTAATTATTGTGTGTTGAATCCTTTAGATAACCCATCAGCTAGCAATTCATTAGCTAATGCAAACTTAACACCATCAACTGCTGGTTCAAGTGGATGGCAAGGTATTCGTTCTACTATAGCCTTCCCTACTACAGGAAAATGGTATTACGAAGTAACACTTACAAGTGGAACTACAAATATATTTCTAGGTATTGTAACCAAAGATGCTTCAGGCACATATCATGACGATGCCAATACTTTTGCTGTTAAAATGTCAGACTGTAGTTTAAGACCAAGTGGAGCAACAGCTACAGGAACACAAGCTAGTTATGCTGTAGGAGATGTTTTTGGTGTGGCTATTGACTGTTCAACACCAACTGTGCAATTTTATAAAAATGGGTCTTTAAATGTTACTTACACAAGTCCATCATTTGATCCTTCTAAAACATATTTTCCATGCTTTATGGGTAATGATACAGGAGCATCTGCAACTCATAATTACAACTTTGGTCAACGCCCATTCACCTACACAGCCCCAGCTAATTACCTAGCACTAAACACATTTAACTTGCCTACTCCTACTATTGGTGCTACTGCATCTACAACAGCGAATAAGTACATGAATGTTAACTTGTGGACTGGTGATGGTTCAAGTAGTCGAAATATTACTGGTATAGGTTTTGCTCCTGATTTTGTATGGATTAAAAATAGAGCAAACGGAACAAGGTTTCATGTTTTAAACGATACAGTTCGTGGAGCAAATAAACAGTTATTTTCTAACAACACCAATGCAGAAGAAACTGATACAACTCAATTAACAGCTTTTGGCTCTGATGGTTTTACTATTGGGAATAATGCCAATGTTAATGAAAATACATCAGGAATAGTTTCTTGGAATTGGCGAGCTAACGGAGCAGGTTCAACCAACACAGCAGGCTCTATTAACTCTACAGTTAGTGTTAATGCTGCTGCTGGATTTAGTATTGTTACTTATACAGGAAATGGATCTAACGCTACTATCGGTCATGGTTTAGGAGTTGCTCCTAGCATGATTATTAGAAAAGCTAGAAACGCATCATTACAAAGTAATTGGTATGTTTACCACAGCAGTTTATCCGCAAATGGAACTGTATTTTTAAATCTAACTGATGCTTATTTTGCAAGTGCAAATTATTGGAATAATACAGCCCCAACATCTTCTGTATTTACTGTTGGCTCTGCTACTAATGTTTTAAACGATACATGGGTAGCCTACTGCTTTGCACAAATCGCTGGATACTCTGCATTTGGTAAATACACAGGTAATGCTTCTGATGATGGAACTTTTGTTTTTACTGGTTTTAGACCTAGATTTTTAATGGTTAAAAGAACAGATACAACATCTGATTGGGTAGTAATTGATTCTGCTAGAAACCCATATAATGCCGCTGGAACATTTTTATATCCAAATTTATCAAATGCTGAAGATGTAACTACCAGAATAGATTTTGTTTCAAACGGCTTTAAATTAAGAACAACCGCTGGACCAAATAATTCTGGCTCTACTTGGATATACATGGCAGTAGCCGAATCACCTTTTAAATACGCTAACGCACGATAGGAAATATTATGCCTTTTAAACTCGGAACTAAGACTATCCAACTGGATACACCTTTTACACACAACGACATTCAATACCCTGCTAACTGGATTCGTCTAGCATCTGAGGCAGATAAGTCTGCTATCGGTCTAGTATGGGAAGCTGACCCTGTAAGAGCATCTGATGTTTTCTATTGGGATGGCAACATCAACAATCCTAAAGCACTAGAGGATAAAGAAGAATCCGATGAGAATGGTAATCCTATTTATGTCAAAGTATTAGGTGTAGTAGATGGCAAACCAGCAATGGTCGATAGCACAGAGAGATTAGTAACCAAAGGATTAAAGTCTAACTTTATCTCTCAAGTAAAGACTACTGCTGGTTCTATCCTTGCCCAGACCGATTGGATGGTAATCCGTAAAGCAGAACGCAATGTAGATATTCCTACTGCTGTCGCTACTTATCGTGCAAGCGTAGTAGCAAAAGCTACAGAGTTAGAAACAAGCATCTCTGCGGTTACGACTGTAGAGCAATTGATTGCTTTGGATATGTCTTTTCCATCGGATAGATAATGGCAACAATAGATAAAAACGAGGCAGCCTTGTCTGCTCACGAAGCTGTCTGTGCTGAACGCTATACAGGAATCAATGCTAGGCTAAAACGCTTAGAGCAGATCCTAATAGGTTCTGCTGGATTTATTATTGCTATTCTACTTACTCTTGTTTTGAAATTAAATTAAGCCTATGAACTATGTCCGATCAATTTGGGTTTTTAGAGGGTGCAAAGTCATTTAGCGAAAGCGTAAAGACAGGCAAAGAGGCAGGCAAGACCATCGGAGCATCTATCGAGGATGTTCAAAAAGAAGCAGCCTCTGTAGCGCAACAAAAAGCCTTAGAACGCAGAAGGCAAATAAGAGAAGCAGAAGTCCTAAAAGAGCAGTATTTCAAACGAGCCATGATCCAATGGCAAAAACAAGAAGATATAAGAATAAAAGAAGAACAGGTCAAGAAAGACTTTGTAAAACATCATGGTCAAAAACGATGGTCAGAAGTAGAAACCATTAAAGCAAAGATTGAAAAACAAGAAAAGGAAATAGAAAATGAGTTTAGGAAAGATCTGGCAGAAGTTAGGCGAGTTATGTGGATGTGTTATGCGTTGGCTGCGGTCATCGCTTGGTATCTAACTTGGGGCATTAAATGATTACTTTATTCACTACACTTATTTCTTTTCTTACTGGTGGCTTACCTAGTCTTTTAGGATTCTTCCAAGACAAATCTGATAAGAAACATGAATTAGAACTTGCAAGACTCCAGACCGAAAGAGAGATGGAGTTATTAGAAAAAGGTTACGCTGCACAAGCACGAGTAGAAGAAATAAGAACAGAGCAAGTTGCTATGCAAACCCAAGTACAAGAAAGACAGTCCTTGTACGCACACGATATAGAAATTGGTAAAGGTGCTGCACAATGGGTAACTAACGCTAGGGCGATGGTTAGACCGGCAATCACATATGGTTTATTCCTTATGTTTGCTTTTGTAGAAGTATTTGGATTTTGGTTTGCATATCACAAAGATGTGCCATTTGATGTAGCTCTCAATCTCTTGTGGGATGATGAGACTCAGATTATTTGGGCATCTGTTGTTTCCTTTTGGTTCGGTACACAGGCTTTCAAAAAGTGATTGATAAAAAAGTATTAGACATGATTTCCCATCACGAGGGAATTCGATTTAAACCTTACCAATGCCCTGCATTACTTTGGACTGTCGGTGTCGGTCATGTCATAGATCCTAACCATGCTAGAGTACCACTAGCAGAACGAAAGGCTTTACCCATTCCTAGTGGATGGGATAGAACTTTAACGATGGGAGAAGTAGATGAAATTCTTGCAAAAGATTTGGCGAGGTTTGAAAGCGGAGTTCAACGATTATGTCCTAGTGGGCTTACTCCTGGTCGGTTTGGCGCACTTGTGTCTTTCGCCTTCAATGTTGGACTCGGTAATCTCCAAAATTCTACCCTTCGGATGAAACACAATAGGGGTGAGTTTGAGTCTGCTGCCGAGGAGTTTCTAAAATGGAATAAAGCCGGTGGTAAAGAATTAAAAGGACTTACAAACAGGCGCAAAGACGAGATGGCTTTATACCTCTCATAGAATCTTTCCGTACTTAAACAAGGTGTTTTTATTTACTAAAAATGCCTTCTTGGATCGGGTGTCTCCTTTTCCAACAAACTCCACATACTGTAGCTTGCAGTCAAATATACATTTAAAGATGTGTTTGACAGGCATGATTACAAACATCTCCCCATCATAAAAGACCCAGTAATCAGCTTGGGTAACCATCAATCCAGAGTCTTTCCCAAACATCTCTATCTCTATAACGATATTGCCTGTATGTTGGCTTTTTTGATCTGATTTAACCTCAACTGCTTTATCAATCTCAGGTATCCATATATCGTACCCTTTAAAAGCGTTTACAAGGGTCGCACAAGGGTATTTCTTGCGTAGGATAGCCAAGACCCTTTCCTCTATCTCCAAACCCCTCTGTAGGTCGTTTTGGAAGGTCATAAAGCCACCCTGATCGGTAGGGGGGTGGCACTCCTTGAAAGGGTGTAGCATTGCGCTACTAATGCCGATCTCATCGGGGGTTACATACAGCTAACTACAGAACCACAAACAGTACAAACTATAATCTTATCACCACTAATAATTGTAGTGGTCTGACAAGCATACGCACTACCTATTAACAAATATGTTAACAATCCTATAGCAATCTTTTTCATGGTTTTCCCCTAGAAAGCAAAATCATCATCGTTAATCTTAGGCAACTCATCATCGCCCTTGGGAGTAAAGCCTTTCTGTTTCGGATCACCAATACGACCCGATAAGAACTTGCCCTTCTTGCCTTCTTTTAGCCAGGCATCAAACCAATGCTCAACTCCGTTAATTTTAATTGACCCCTTGTAATCAGGGTGTTTCTCTGTGAGCTTTTTGTCGTTCTTAAATAGACTAAAGCTGCCATCTTTCATTTCATAGGTCATTTCTGCCTCGCTTTTAGTTGGTTAAATAGGTCTAAGACCTCGCTTAAAAACTGCTTTACTTCTACTTCCATCGAGTCGATAT